ACAGCATTGGGGTTCTCGTATTCCCCACTGGGATACATGCACCCATCTGATTTATTACAAACAGGACATGGATAATCGGGTGATACCCTAACCCAATTTCGTTGTTCATATTTGGTTGTGTGGATTTGGTTCTTAGCGTATACCAATCCACGTTTAGAACCGGTTATAGCCATTTTCTTGCCGTTGGGATAGCGTTTAGTTATCCCAACCACAATCCCCTTACTGTCGCGTTCAGGAAACGTCCACGCCCAATGACCGTAGTCATCACAGGGGAGCAAGCCAACCTCTACAGCGTGGAGTGAGGTCACGGATACGCCAAGTTGTTCTGAGAGTACACTGTAGAAGACTGGGAATCGGGCCAGGTTTTGAACATAGGTGTTGTGGAGGTTTTGCATCAAGATAGTCTCGGTTGTTGTGGTATCATACTCAACCCTAAAAACCCCACCCGTCAACTTGGGTGGGGTTGTATCCTAACGTGTCTTAGACCTTGCTTGTCTGCCGCAACACAACTTCCTTGATCTGGAACCATTGTTCTTCAGTGATCTTGGATTCGTCCTCATTCACTGCGGCGACCGCCTTGAGCCATGCTTCATTAAGCGCATCATCTGTTACGTCATCCCGCTTCAAACTGTAACAAGCGGTGTAGGCGTCATCTGCTGAACACTTACCCACAACAGTGGCCTTGGGCAACTTGGGTGTACCCTTGGGCGGCCTACCTACCTTGGGTTTGTCAGAGGCTTTGGGCGTCTCTGGCGCAAGTGTAGGGGTTGGGACTGAGGCCAGGGTTTGGATTGGGGCGTGGACCAGAGTATTAACAGTCTTGGCTGATACTGGCTTGGCCGCTACCTTAGTACTGGCCAGGACTTGGGCGTATCTGGCTTGAAGGGCTTGCACGTCTTTGGCGTCGAGTTTCTGGACTGTTCTGGTCGGCGCTGCGTCGAGTGTGTCAACCCATGTTACTTTGAGTGTTGTGTTTTCATTGAAGGTGTTTTCTTCAACCCGAAACGCTACAGGCATATCGACCATGTTCATCTCACTCAGGGTGACAAACGAGGCCCCGTCCCAACCTGTGATCTTTTTGAGTTGCTGGGAGTTTCGGGTTTCGCGGTCCTTGCTGTCAATCAACACGAGATAAGTTGTTATCTCGTTGGCCTCTGGGTCCGCTGGAAGATAACTTTCACTATCTGGATCATAGACTTTAAGGGCTTTGAGGACCATGACTTCTTGCGGAAAACCACCTGTTGACTGGCTAAGGCCCGCGTCTGTGATAACACCATGATAAAACCCTGTTTGATTGATTAGATTCATTTTGTTCCCTTTCTGATTAGTTTGAGTTCTCTGGCATTGAAGTCACATATTGTACCGTTTTTTCGTTTAACCCTATATGGGAACACATTGTCCCCTCTGTTGTATCCCGCCATCTTTCCCCTATGTCCTTTCTTAAAATCATCAGAAAGAGGGTATTCACCTGGATTGTTCGCTCCTATAACTTCCACAATGTCACCAATTTTGAACTTCATATTAGTTCCCCTTAAAAAGTAGTTGCCATAAACTGTTGTCATGCTTGGCACTAAACGATATAACTGGTTCTTCCAGAGTCCGGGATTTAGCTTTGAAATAGGTCTCCTCTTTGGTCTGGACAACGCGGGTAGTGTCACCCGTAACCTTACCATAAGCATCCTGCTTGTTCTTCTTATTGACCCATGTTCCCTGGTAATCAATGCGCAAGATGTGGTCGGCCCACTCACACCACATAAGTAGCACTGAGTATTGGCGACTATGGTACAGGCGCGGCTCGTTGCACAAATAATCTTCCCCAGCAGGATTAGCTATTTTGTTATTGACTGATTGGCAAATGACAATTACGTTCTTACCAGCTTCGATCAATTTATCACAATCAAGTAGGGGCAAACGCATGGTGTCGTACAAGTGTTTATAACCTTTGCCGTAACCATAGCCTTCAAGGTTTTTGATCGGGGTGTTCTGCGAACTTGGTACAGTTTTGAGGACATGGACTTCAGCCAATGATTCGAGTAGAGTGCCGGTATCAATGACTACTGTACTGCAAGCAAGATCGAGACAAGCTGTCAACGCTCCGCGCACATCTTCAAACGTGTTGACATCTGGTATGTGGCGCAAGAGTTCCCCTGTTTTGGGATGATGGAGTTTGCGTCCGCCGTCGTCAAGGCCAATGAAAACCGGATTGGGGGCCATTGATGCAAGAGTAGTTTTACCCATGCCGGTCTCCCCGTAGAGAATTATCTTTTCACCAGTCTTAGAGCCATCCCATTGTTCAATAGCGAACTGTTTGTTGGCCGTTGTCGGTCTTGGTGAATCCTGTTTGGGTGGTAGTGGTCGTAGCGCCATTATTTGCCTCCTCCTATCTTTTTGAAATTATCAGGCGTATCATCTGGCCCAATGTCCAAGTGGTTATAGCAAAAATCTATGTACGAACACCGGTATGCGTTTTCACATTGGTTCTCATTCCTCCACCACCTGTTATGTAGGCCCATTTGCCGGATACTGTGATAGATGTTGAACAGTTCCCATTCAAACGCTTCAAGATCGTTACTCTGGTGAACTATCTCACGCCGGGCGAAGTAGAACTCAGGGCGTTGGGTTATGTCCTGGAGCAACCTGGCCCCGTACATTTCCGGGGTTTCGCGGATAGCAAACGTGCCTTCTTTTACGCCGGGTTCCCAAACTAATGCCCTTTTATTGGCGTACATTTCGTCAGGATACGGCCCGCCAAGTATCTCAAATGTTTCCCCGCAATACAGCCCATCAACTATGAACTTCTTACTCTCAGTTTGGGTCAACTTCTTCGGGCTAATCTGGGGTTTGCGCCACACGTCATATAGTACACCACACATTCCCATACCAAGTTGTTTAGCCGCATAAGTATAGAGGCGGGTTTGGGTATCAAGTGTCAAATGACCCCAATAAGTTGAATCAGGGTCCACGTTTTTACTGGTACTTTTGTATTCGTGGACAAACCGATTGGCCCCGGTTGCGAATACTCGGTCAATCTTACCATTCAATTCCGCTTGGAGTTTACGTCCTGTAACCGGGGACAAGAGTGGTAGGTTGAACTTCTGTTCAAGTTGTTCAGTTTGATAACTTTCATCGTTGTAGTACCATTGATAACCTACCAGGGAATAGAGGAGTTTAACACGTTCTACTTCCCATTCCTCTATGGTTTTGGACACAGGCGGCGTGGAATAGGTTTCATTAAGGTGGCGCACAACGGCATCCATCGGGTCATCTGGAAACCGGCCTGAACCTTGGCAGAGGGCGCAATTAGACCAAGGGCCAACTATAACACCATCAGTAGTAATAACACATTCGCACACTCCGCCCGGTTTCATATCCGCTATTTCATGGACACGATGCCAGTTTGTTCCCATGCGTTGGCTCTCAGTATCTTCGATTGGAACGAGGCCCAGACCATAGCGATAATAGTAACGCATCGGACAATCTTTGAAACAACCAATGCTGGTCGCACTGAGGCGTATTGAGTTAATTGTCATCAGTTATCTCCTCTACATTGGTCGTTTCGATTGATCGTAATTCTCCGAAACCGTCTTCGAGGTCAATAGCATCAGGATTCATATTCTCTGCGATTTTCTGGGCTTCATTTTCATCGTTAGCGTGGATTTCGATTGTGTATCGCATAGTTACATCAATTTCAACACTGTATGGTTTCACGGTTTCCCCTTTCGTATTTGGTTAATAAGTGTAGTTATTCTAATCAGGCAATATACACCGACAAACACAACTATGAGTTTCATTCAATCAGTCTTCTTTTGTGTTAGTAGTCTTGGTCGTTGTATCATCTCAGACCCCGCATCATATCAACAAGTTCTTCAACCCCGTGTACCACCAAGTATACCCCGTTTGTTGCTTGCACGTCAGCCATCCGCTTTTGTTGGACTGCGCTAAGTCTGCCCCCGCCCCCGGCTTTGGTCTCGATCTCAAAGTGTATCCCATCAGGGAGTATCCCTATGATGTCTCCTGCGCCCACGATTCCATACGTAGCAAAACCGTGTCCGAAATCCCCTGCTCCACAATCGTGGCGGTCATGGAAGATGCGGTGCTGTTTGAGCCATTTACGGCACTCGGCCAAAACCCCGGTTTCTGGCAAACCCTTGACAGGCACAATAGGGTGAGTCGGTATGGACCCGTCTTTGGCTTTGGCCTGTGGACGAACCCCTGTTTTGGCCGCTTGGTAGGCTACATAGGCATCATAGCATTGAAGGCGTTTAGTTGGGCGGGTCATAGCTTTGGCCTTTGTGGAATAGATATACGATTGCGGGCCACGTCACATTGTTCTTGTGATTGGTCTATGCCGATATACTGCCTTCCAAGTTTTTTGGCGGCAACTAAAGTTGTTCCGCTACCGCACATAGGGTCAAGCACCACGCCATTTTCAGGGCAAAGATTTTTTATGAAAAACTCAGCCTCATCAACTGGTTGTTCCCAATTATCTTTCCTGTGGGATTTTTCTTTTTTAGGCGGGGCATAAAAATTATTATGCCATTTTACTTGGGCCAAATTAGGCTTGCCTTTAGTAAATGCTATCAATGATTTGCCCTTAGCCCATAATTTACGAGGAAATATGGATGCAGTCTGGGTTGAAATGTGGTGGTAAATATAATAAAAATTTAGATATTTGAGCATTTCGCCAAATGTTTCAGCAAACCAATAATCAGAAGCATACACAACCAAAAACCCACCAGGTTTTAGAACTTTCTGACCTAACAACGCGACCTGTGGATACGTCTTAATTCCTTCTTTTACATAGGGTGGGTCAGTGAATATAAGATCAACGAAGTTTGGTTCAACATCTGCATAATTGAAGTCAGCGCATATCACTTCATTCATAGCGTTTCCCCTATCTTAATCTCAGTATCAACCGGCAACCCTTCAGCCCAAGTCGGGATTGTCCGCATGATAGCGGCTTGCCGCTCGGCAATCTCCTCGGCCTGGTCTTTGGGTAGGATAGATCGGGTGTCATCGTGGATATGTAAAGTAATGGGTATGCCAACTTTTTCACACTCCAATATCCAGAATCCAAGCAAATCACGGGCTATGGCTTGGTCTATGTTCTCGGTGATCGACCCACCCCATAGTGCCCCATTGTGATACTTGATAGAGTTTTTTTTGTCAAGTTTGGCATGGCGATAATAGAGTACGCGCCCGGACGGAAGTTGAATATGAACGGTTGTTCCTTTGCAATAAAACTTAGCGCAACCGACTTTCGGTTCAAGATGGGGGAATCGCAGACATTGGCGGAACGCGCACTCTATATCGTGCCAATACTCAGGTATCTTTGAGTATGTGGTACGATATGTGTCAA